CAAGCTCTAGCTAATAAATTAATTTCTGTTGCTGAAATTAGAAAAGATGCTGTTGCGTTTATTTCTCCATATAGACTCGCTTTCTTAAATGATACGGCAGCAGGATCAGTAACTGTAAATTCAGATTCGTCAATTACTGAAAATGTAATTTCTTTCTATTCACCAATTACATCATCATCATTTGCCGTATTTGATAGTGGATATAAGTACATGTATGATAGATTTGCGGATACTTTTAGATATGTACCATTAAATGGTGATATTGCTGGTTTATGTGCTAGAAATGACATTAATAATTTTCCATGGTTCTCACCTGCAGGAACATCTAGAGGTGCTATCTTAAATGCTGTTAAACTTGCATACAATCCTAGCAAAACTCAAAGAGATAAACTATATTCAAATAGAGTCAATCCAGTAATTTTTTCACCAGGAGCTGGTATTACCCTCTTCGGAGACAAAACTGGTCTTGGAAAAGCATCAGCATTTGATAGAATTAATGTTCGTAGATTATTCATCTATCTTGAAAACGCAATTTCAGCAGCTGCTAGAGATCAATTATTTGAATTTAACGATGAAATTACCAGAACCAATTTTGTAAACATTGTAGAACCTTTCCTTCGTGATGTTCAAGCAAAGAGAGGTGTTTACGATTTTAGAGTTATTTGTGATGAAACAAATAATACTGCTGCAATTATTGATAATAACGAGTTTGTAGCGGACATTTTTATTAAACCAGCAAGATCAATCAACTTTATTGGTCTTACTTTTGTTGCCACCAGAACTGGTGTTTCGTTTGATGAAGTAATCGGTACTGTTTAATTAAATTAGAGGAACTAGAACAATGGCAGATCAATTTAACAGACCCCCACTAAGAACAATTACCGGTTTCAAAAGTAAACTGGTGGGTGGTGGTACAAGACCCAATCTATTTGAAGTAGAACTTGCTTTTCCAGATGAGTTAGCTATTGATAATGATGTAAAAGAAAAATCCAGATTTTTAGTCAAATCTGCTGCTCTACCAGCATCAAATATTACTCCTATTGAAATTAATTTCAGAGGAAGAATATTAAAAATTGCTGGAGACAGAACATTTGATACTTGGACAATCACAGTAATAAATGATACCGATTTTGTTATTAGATCAGCATTTGAAAAGTGGATGAATTCTATCAACAAACTTTCAGATGCCACTGGATTTAATGATCCAGCACTATATCAAGCAGATGCTTTTGTTCATCAATTAGATCGTGATGGATCAACTCTTAGAACTTATAAGTTCTATGATGTTTTTCCAACTAATATTAGTCAAATTGATCTCTCATATGAAACAACAGATACTATCGAAGACTTTACTGTTGAACTTCAAGTTCAATGGTGGGAAGCGATTAAAGGTGTTGGATCTAACGCAGGGGGAGAATCTATTAGCTAATAAATAGAGTATAATAAAGATAGTTAACAGATTATAATGGCAAAACTTTTTGGTTTTTCTATTGAAGACGAAAATAAAAAACCCGATTCTATAGTTTCCCCCGTCCCCAAAAGTGATGAGGATGGGGTTGACTATTTCATCCAGTCGGGTTTTTACGGTCAATATGTAGATATAGAAGGCGTTTACAGAACTGAGTATGATTTAATTAAAAGATACAGAGAAATGGCATTACATCCTGAGTGTGATAATGCCATTGAAGATGTTGTTAATGAAGCTATCGTAAGTGATTTATATGACTCACCAATTGAAATTGAACTTTCAAATTTAAATGCTAGTGAAAAAATTAAAACAATAGTACGTCAAGAATTTAAGCATATCAAAGAACTGATGGACTTTGATAGGAAAAGTCATGAGATTTTTAGAAATTGGTACGTTGATGGTAGGATATTTTATCTAAAAGTTATTGATGTTAAAAGTCCAGAACTCGGGATTCAAGAAATAAGATATATTGATCCAATGAAAATGAAAGCCGTAAGGCAAATGAAACAAGAACCTAATGATGGTAGAAATAATATTTTAGTCAAAAGTATAAATAATGATTCTTCTTTACTTTATCCAGAGATTGAAGAGTATTATGTTTATACACCAAATCCAAGTTATCCTTTAGGATCATTTTCTCCAAAAAATAGTCAATCTCAAAAAACTATTAAGATTGCTAAAGACTCTATAACATACTGTACTTCTGGATTAGTTGATAGAAATAAAGGAACGGTTCTTTCATATCTTCATAAAGCAATCAAAGCACTCAATCAACTTCGAATGATTGAGGATTCTCTGGTAATTTACAGACTGTCAAGAGCACCTGAAAGAAGAATTTTCTATATTGATGTTGGCAACCTTCCAAAGGTAAAAGCAGAACAATATCTTAAAGAAGTTATGTCTCGCTATAGGAATAAACTTGTTTATGACGCAAATACTGGAGAGGTTCGTGATGATCGCAAATTTATGAGCATGATGGAGGATTTCTGGCTTCCAAGAAGAGAAGGTGGGCGTGGTACAGAAATCACTACTCTTCCTGGCGGACAAAATCTTGGAGAATTAGCAGATATTGAATATTTTCAAAAGAAACTTTATAGAGCACTTGGAGTTCCAGAATCAAGAATTGCTTCCGATGGTGGATTTAATTTAGGAAGATCTTCAGAAATTTTGAGAGATGAGCTTAAATTTTCTAAATTTGTTGGAAGATTAAGAAAACGTTTTGCAAACATGTTTAATGACATGTTACGTACTCAATTAATTCTTAAAAATGTAATTACACCAGAAGATTGGGAAAAAATGGAAGATCATATTCAATATGATTTTGTTTACGATAATCAATTTGCTGAACTTAAAGAATCTGAATTGATGAATGAGAGGTTTGGTCTTGCGGCAACAATTGAACCATACATTGGAAAATATTACTCAGTTGAGTATGTTAGAAAAAAAGTTCTCAGACAAACAGACTCAGAAATAATCGATATAGATAATCAAATACAAGAAGAAATAAAGAGTGGTATTATTCCAGATCCAAATTCTGTAGATCCTATCACTGGAGAGCCATTACCACAGCAGGGAGACACTGGTCCATTAGGAGATGTTCCTCAAGAACCAGATATAAGTAATCAAGCATCAGTAACAGATGCCCAACTACAAAAAGACAATAAAAAAGCAGAAATATAAATAAAGTATAGTATTATATAAAATTTTTATGGAAGATATTATCGACTTGATCGCAACAGATTCTGCTGCTTCTGAAATTTCAGATAAAATCAAAGATGTTTTATTTGGAAAAGCAACTGAAAAAATTGATGCTCTTCGCCCAGAAGTTGCGGATGCTATGTTCGGTGAACATGAAGAAATTGAATCAAAAGAGGAAGAAGAATGATCACGAAAATTTTAGCAAGTGAGTTAAATTTACCCACAACAACTGGAGCTGCCACTAGTTTTAGTGAAGCAACTGTAGTTCGACTTGTAAATACAGATACATCTGCACGTATCGTTACGGTTGTAGAAACTCAAAGTGGTGCTGGTATTGGATCAATCACAATGCCTCCAAACTCTGTTGAGTTTTTGGTAAAAACCGCAAGTCATTGTGTATTTGCTAATAGTGCTCTTGTAAGAGGAACAAAAGTAGGATTTACAAATTAAAAAAAAATGAAACTCATCACAGAAGAAATTCAAAAAGTAGAATTTGTAGTTGAAGGTAAAGGTACTGCTAAAAAAATGTATATTGAAGGTGTATTCCTTCAAGGTGATATCTGCAATCGTAATGGGAGAATGTATCCCATGGAAACTCTTTCCCGTGAGGTAAAGAGATATGATGAAAATTTCATCCAAAAAGGTCGTGCTCTTGGAGAACTGGGTCATCCTGATGGACCAACTGTAAACCTTGATCGTGTTTCGCATAAGATTGTTTCCCTAACTCGTGAAGGAAACAATTACATGGGCAAAGCACTTGTTCTTGAAACACCTATGGGTAAGATTGCAAAATCTCTGATTGGTGAAGGTGCTGGTCTTGGTGTGTCTTCTCGGGGTGTTGGATCACTCAAGATGTCTAATGAAGGTCATAAAGTTGTTGGTGAAGATTTTATGCTAGCAACTGCTGCTGACATTGTTGCCGACCCTTCTGCTCCTGATGCTTTTGTTCAGGGAATTATGGAAGGTAAAGAGTGGGTTTGGGAAGGTGGAATTCTTCGTGAAAGACTTGCTGAACAAACTCAAAAGAGAATCAACACTCTTGTTGATCAAAGAAAATTAGAAGAGCATAAATTAAATCTCTTCAATGATTTTCTCTCAAATCTATAATTTATAAATAAATATAGATTATATCTAAGAATCTAAACAAAAATGTCCGTTGGTAGCAATTTACAAGAAATGGAAAACGTAGTAACCAAAGGAGCAAAGCCCGCTGAACCTATGCCAAAGTTAACCACAGGAGTTCCTGATGGTCAAACTGCAGGTAGTTGGGAAGATCTGGGCGGTCCTACTCCAGACAATTACAGACCCGATGATGACTCAGCAAAGTTAAAGGAACCAGGAGCAACCCTTAAGCAAGTTAAGGATGTTGTAAACAAAGGTGCTAAGCCTGCAGACTCTATGCCATCTGGAGTCAAAGAGGAAACCGAAGAGGAAGAACTCGATGACGTAGAAGCAGAAGTAGAAGAAGGTGATGAAGTTGAAGCAGCTGCTGAAGAAGAAGTTGCTGAAGAAGAAGTTGTTGAGGAAGAAGTTGAAGAGGAATTCAGTGTAGAGGAGGATGTTAATGCCCTTCTTGCTGGTGAAGAACTCTCAGAAGAATTCCAAGAAAAAGCAAGAGTCATCTTTGAAACTGCTATCAAGACAAAAGTTGCTGAAGTAAAAGAGCAAATTCAAACTCAATACGAAGCAGCACTTGTTGAAGAAATTCAAGCAATTAAATCAGAATTAACTGAGCGTCTTGACGCTTATCTTGAATATGTTGCTGACGAGTGGGTGGCGGAAAATTCACTCGCAATTGAGCACGGTCTTAAGACCGAAATGACCGAATCATTCCTTCAAGGAATGAAGAGTCTTTTTGAAGATCATTATGTTTCAATCCCTGAAGATAGATATGATGTTATCGAGAATATGGTAGATAAACTTGATGAAATGGAAACTAAACTCAACGAGCAAATTGAAAGAAATATTGCTCTTAATAAGAGATTAGCAGAGTCCGTATCCGATGTAATTTTTGCCGAGGTAACTGAGGGTCTCGCACTTTCTCAGAAGGACAAACTCGCTTCTCTTGCAGAAAATGTTGAGTTTGATAGTGAAGCAAACTATCGTGAGAAACTAGTAAAACTGAAGGAATCATATTTCCCTTCAAACACTGGTACTCAAAGAAGTAAGACTGAGAATGTCTCAGAAGAGCTAGACTCTGAAGATAATATGATTCAAGAATCATATTCACCGATGATGTCTGCTTATCTTCAGACGCTTGGTAGATCTTCTAAAAAGTGATTTATAGATCATAATTAATCAAACTAACACTTCCAAAGAGGTAAAAACAAATGCAAATGTTCAATACAGAGCATCTGCAGGAGAAGTGGGCACCAGTACTTGACTACGGTGGTCTTGATCCTATCAAAGATTCACATCGTAGAATGGTAACTGCCGTTCTCCTGGAGAACCAAGAAAGAGCAATTCGTGAAGAGCGCGAATTTCTCTACGAAGCCCCAACCAATGGCACAGGTTCATCTGGCGCTACTGCTGGTTTCTCAGCATCCGCTAGTTCACCAACCGCTGGTTTCGATCCCGTTCTGATCTCACTGATCAGACGCTCAATGCCTAACCTGGTCGCTTATGATCTCGCTGGCGTTCAACCAATGAACGGTCCTACTGGACTCATCTTTGCAATGCGTTCACGTTACACCAATCAGAGTGGAACTGAAGCATTCTTTAACGAAGCTGACACATCATTCTCCGGTCAAGATAGCAACTTCAATCTTGAGTCTGCTGGATATACCAAGAATGAAGGTGCTCTTACTGGTGGAGCAGTTGGTTTCGGTACTACCGCATCAACTTCAGGCACTAATAATCCAGCTCTTCTGAATCCAGAAGGTTCACAAACCGCTACCACATATCCATCTGGTCGTGGTATGGATACCGAAGATGCTGAGGCACTCGGTGATGGAGTTGCTGGCGCATTCAACCAGATGGCATTCTCGATTGAGAAAGTCACTGTAACCGCTAAGTCAAGAGCTCTGAAAGCTGAGTACTCACTAGAACTCGCTCAAGACCTTAAGGCAATCCACGGTCTGAATGCTGAAGCGGAATTAGCAAACATTCTCTCAACTGAGATTCTTGCTGAAATCAACCGCGAAGTTATCAGAACCGTCTATAAGGTTGCTGAGTCAGGCGCACAAACCAACGTTGCTACCGCTGGTGCATTTGACCTCGATGTTGACTCCAACGGTCGTTGGTCGGTTGAGAAGTTCAAAGGTCTTATCTTCCAGATCGAGCGCGATGCAAACGCAATCGCACAAAGAACTCGTCGTGGAAAGGGCAACATGATCCTTTGCTCTGCTGACGTTGCTTCGGCACTCACTATGGCAGGAGTACTGGATTACACCCCAGCCCTCAACGCTAATCTGAATGTTGATGACACTGGCAATACCTTCGCTGGTGTTCTTCAAGGTAAGTATCGCGTATACATTGACCCATATTCAGCAAACCTTGCTGCTTCGCAGTACTATGTTGTTGGTTATAAGGGTTCTTCGCCTTATGACGCTGGTCTCTTCTACTGCCCATATGTTCCTCTCCAAATGGTTCGTGCCGTTGGTGAGAACACCTTCCAGCCCAAGATTGGCTTTAAGACCCGTTATGGTCTTGTTGCTAACCCATTTGCTGAAGGAACCAACGCGGGTCTCGGTCGCCTTGCTGTTAACGCAAACCGTTACTACAGAAGAGTTAAAGTTCTTAACCTCATGTGAGCAATATTTTTTAGATATTCGCTTAGAGGGGCAATTGCCCCTCTTTTTTTATCTAAATAAAAATAAACCTATTATTAAAATGAAACCGACTCCTAAAGAATCTAAAGTAATTAACGAACACTATAACAAAGTGGTAGAACATCTTATTAATGAAGGTTATGCTGTTGATAAAAATGGTGCGGATAATATTATCAACGGTATGAGTGATGAGTGGTATAATTTAATTATTGCTGAATGATAAATGGCATCTGCTTTTGATAAACAACTTCAAAATAGAAATTTTCTTTCTCCAGTTGGGTTTAGATTCACTTTGGCAAGATATCCAAAAGTATCTTTTTTTGTAAATTCAGCAAGACTTCCAGAAATTAACTTAGGAACTGCAATTCAACCATCTTATTTAAAAGATATTGATATTCCAGGAGATAAATTGGTTTATGGTGATTTTAATTTAAAATTTCTTGTTGATGAGAACTTAGAAAATTATATGGTTATTCATAATTGGTTAACCGGATTAGGTTTTCCAGAAACCGCACAACAATATAAAGATCTAACAACAAATGAAGAAAATATTAGGGATCCTAAAGAAGCATTTAGTGACGGAACTCTAAGAATTTTAAATAGCAACTATAGAGAGATTGCTTATGTCAAATTTAAAGATTTATTTCCAATAAGTATATCTTCTTTGGAATTTGAATCGTCGGAAACTGATATAAACTACTTTACAGCTGATGTTACTTTCAAGTATACTGTCTATAATATTTTAGGAAAAGATGGCGATCCTTTATGAATCTTGATGAAATTCAGGAGATGTGGCAGAGAGATTCTGTCATTGATCCTGATAATTTACACGATGAATCTTTAAAAATTCCCCAACTCCACTCCAAGTATTATACCATCTATAATACAATTACTTTGTTGCGTGAAAAAGCAAGAGAATCCCATAGTAAGATAAAACTTGAGCGTTATAATTACTACACGGGAAAGGCACCAATAGAGGTATATGAGGAGGAACCATTTCCTTATAAGGTTAGGGATAAAGATGCCTTACAGAGGCACATGGATGCTGATGAGAGGTTGAATAAAATTGATCTTAAGATTAGATACTACGATATTATGATTAAGTTTTTAGAAGAAGTTATCAAAACCATTTCTAATAGAACTTTTCAAATTAAAAATGCTATTGAGTGGCACAGATTTCAAGCGGGGTTCAATTGACCCCCCTTTTTATATCAATAAATATTTTTGTATTGATATGAACTTATGTCACACTTGGTTATATCGAAAAAGAATGAGGTATATCTTCAAGTAAAAGCAGAACCGCACGTCTATTACGAACTTGCAGATCAGTTTACTTTTGATGTACCAGGTGCAAAGTTTATGCCCCAGTTTCGAAACAGACACTGGGATGGAAAAATTCGTTTGTTCAATACACAAACTGGTGAAATTTATGTTGGTCTTTTAGATAAACTCACTCGTTTTTGTGAGAATCATGATTATACTTATGAGTTCACAAATAATAAATTTTATGGTCTTCCCTTTGAAGTCAATGATATGATTTCAAAAGAAGGCGTAAAAGATTACATGACTTCTATTTGTAAGTATGCTCCCCGTGAATACCAAGTTGAGGGAGTATACGACGCTTTAAGACACAATCGAAAGTTGTTGATATCTCCAACTGCTTCTGGAAAGTCGTTGATGATATATTCGATTGTGAGATATTACGTTGGGAAAGGACAAAATACTCTGATAGTCGTTCCAACGACATCCCTTGTAGAGCAGATGTATAAAGACTTTGCAGATTATGGGTGGGACGTGGGTTCATATTGCCACAAGATCTATGCTGGAAAAGAAAGAGAAACAGACTCTCAGGTGATCATTACGACCTGGCAGTCCATCTACAAACTTCCCCGACAATATTTCTCAAGATTTAATGTGGTCGTAGGAGATGAAGCACACCAGTTTAAATCAAAATCATTAGTATCTATAATGACAAAACTCTCTGATGCAAAATATCGTTACGGTTTCACAGGAACCCTAGACGGAACTCAGACACACAAGTGGATTCTAGAAGGTTTATTCGGTCCTTCATATAAAATCATCAGAACAGAAGAACTGATGCAAAAGGGTCACGTTGCTAAACTGGACATCAATATACTGCTATTAAAACACCCACCGAATCGATTTGAAACTTTTGAGGATGAGGTTCAATATATTATCAATCACGAGAAACGCAATAAGTTTATTAGAAACCTTGCCCTTGACCTTAAAGGTAACACTCTTATTCTCTTCTCAAGAGTAGAAGGTCACGGACAACCTTTATACGAACTCATAAATAGTAGCACAGTTGAACAACGCCATGTGTTCTTTGTTCACGGTGGTGTGGATACAGAAGATCGAGAAAAAGTTAGAGAAATTACAGAAAAAGAAAACAACGCTATTATTGTTGCTTCATACGGAACTTTTTCTACTGGTATTAACATTAAGAACTTACACAATGTAATCTTTGCTTCACCATCCAAATCAAGAATCAGAAACCTCCAATCAATCGGAAGAGTTCTAAGAAAGGGAGACAATAAAACAAAGGCAACTCTATATGACATTGCCGATGATATTAGTTATAAGTCAAGAAAAAATTATACACTCAATCATTTAATAGAAAGGATTAAAGTCTATAATGAAGAAAATTTTAATTATGATATTGTAAACATACCTCTAAAAAACTAATGCAAGATGAATTTTACGCAACAATAAAATTAATTTCTGGAGAAGAAATATTTTCATTAGTATCAGTTGATGAAAATGATGGAGATCCTATAATAATACTACAAAATCCAGTTGTTATGAAAATTATGGAAAATTCTTATGGGACTTATGTAAAAATTAAATCTTGGATTGATATATCCAATGATGATATATTTATTATGAAAGTAGATAAATTAATAACAATAAGTGAAATAACAGATCAAAAGATTATTGGATTTTATGAAAAATATATAAAAAGTGATGAAGAAATTAATATTGAAGAATCAAATAAAGTTAATTTATCTGATAAATTAGGATATATCTCTTCAGTAAACGAAGCCCGTAAAACACTTGAAAGTATCTTTAAAGATTTTTAAGAATACTTATATTATTATCTTCAACGCTAGCAAAGCGATTCTACTCATTATTTTAAATTTTGTCAAGTTTTAAAAGTATGTTATAATATACATAATATTTTTTTATTTAAATTACATCGAAATCGAATGTTATGTCATGCCAAAAAAGAAATCAGAACATTATGTTAACAATAAAGAACTTTTAGAAGCACTTATTGTTTATAGAAGTAAAGTAGAAAAGGATTTTTTCAATAAAAATTCAAGAAAACCTACGAAAGAAGATAGAGCAAAACATTGGGAAGGTAAGCCTCAGATTCCAAATTATTTGGGTGAATGTTTTCTTAAGATTGCCACACACCTTTCATATAAACCGAATTTTGTAAATTATATGTTTCGGGATGATATGATTTCTGATGGCATTGAAAATTGTATACAATACATACACAATTTTGATCCAAATAAAAGTACAAATCCATTTGCGTACTTTACTCAAATCATTCACTACGCTTTTCTTCGTCGTATTCAGAAAGAGAAGAAGCAACTGGAAATCAAGACCAAGATTATTGAACGAACTGGTTTTGATGAGGTTATGGTGATTGACGATAGCTTGCTTTCTGGCAGTAGTTCAGACTATAATACAATTAAAGACAACATATCATATCGTACTAATCGATGAAGATTGCTATTATTACTGATACTCACTATGGTGCTAGAAAAGGATCAAAGTATCTTCACGATTATTTTGAACTTTTTTATAAGAACATATTTTTTCCTGCTCTTGAAGAACATGGGGTAGAAGCAGTCATTCATATGGGAGATGCTTTCGATAGCCGCAAGTCGATTGATTATCAGAGTCTTGACTGGTCAAAGAGAGTTGTATTTGATCATTTGAAAAAGTATGATGTTCATATGATTATTGGTAATCATGACACATATTATAAATCAACCAATAGTGTTAACTCGCCTGGTCTTCTTCTCCAGACATATACGAATATTAAAACTTATAGTGAAGCAACAGAGATAACTTTTGGTGGTCTTAAAATTATGTTTTTACCTTGGATTAACCCAGAAAATCAAGAACAGACTTTGAAACAAATTAAAAAAACCAAAGCAAAAATTGTGATGGGTCACTTAGAACTTCAAGGGTTCCGTGTGAATCGCAATCTGATTATGGAGGAGCATGGACTGGACGCAGATATTTTTAAGAACTTCACAAAAGTATTTTCTGGACATTACCATACTCGTTCTGACAATGGACGCATTTTCTATCTTGGCAATCCTTATGAGATGTACTGGACGGATGTAAATGATACTCGTGGGTTTCATATTTTTGACACCGAAACATTAAAGCATATTCCAATCAACAATCCTTATAAATTATTCTATAACATCTATTATGAAGATACTCCGTATCAGATATTTGATGCGACTGAATATGAGAATAAGATTGTCAAGGTGATTGTTCGTAAGAAATCAAAACCCAAAGATTTTGAGAAGTTCATTGACAAACTTTACACAGTGGGTATTCAAGATCTCAAAATTGTTGAGAACTTTGAAATTCAAGAAAATGAAGAATTTGAAGTTGATGAAACTGAAAATACACTTTCAATATTAAATCGATATATTGAAGAATCCGAATTTCAGTTTGATAAAAATATTATTAAAGGAATCTTTCAAGATCTTTACAGGCAAGCTTGCGAAGTAGAGTAAATGTTTCTTCTTACACTTAAAGATAGAAAAGACGACGGCGCATATGCGGTTCAGGATCAATATGGTCATAAAATTTTATTTTTATTTGAAGATGAAGATGACGCAATTCGTTATGCTTTGATGTTAAATGATCAAGAAGACCAAGAAATGGAAGTAGTTGAAGTTGATGATGAACTTGCAATAAAAACTTGTAAGATGTATAATTATAAGTACGCCGTAGTAACTCCTGACGACATTGTTATTCCCCCTAAATTGAATGATAACTTTTCAAAAAATTAAATGGAAAAACTTCTTAAGCACTGGAAATACGTTTACTGAAGTTGATTTTCAAAAATATCATACAAATCTTATTATCGGAACAAATGGTGCCGGTAAATCCACCATTCTTGATGCACTTACATTTGTTTTATTCAATAAACCATTTCGTAAAATTAACAAACCACAGTTAATTAATACTGTTAATGAAAAAGATTGTATCGTTGAAGTTGAATTTGAGATTAATAATCGCCAATATTTAATTAGACGAGGAATTAAACCAAACATCTTTGATATTGAGGTAAATGGCAATTCTCTTCATAAAGAAGCAGATGATCGGGCTATGCAGCGTATTCTGGAAGAAAATATTCTAAAATTAAATTATAAATCTTTTACCCAGATTGTAATTCTGGGTAGTAGTACTTTTGTGCCATTTATGCAATTGACAACTGCAAATCGTCGAGAAGTTATTGAAGATTTATTAGATATTCGTATTTTTTCGGCAATGAATAATCTTATTAAGGATAAGATTCGTGAAAAGAAAGATCAAGTTAAATCTTTAGAATTGAAGAAGCAGACTCTAAAAGAAAAAGAGCAAATGCAAAAAAACTTCATTGAAGAACTTGAAAATCGTGGTAATGCCAATATTAATACCAACCAAGAAAAAATTACCAAGTTAGATGCCGAAGTTGGCATTTATATGAATGAAATTGCTATGACAGAAGAAGATATTTTCAAGTTTACACGTGAGCAAGAAGAAGTCATTGGTGCTGGCGATAAGTTAGTAAAGCTTAACAATTTAAAGGGTAAAATCTCTCAGAAAGTATCTGCTATGACCAAAGAGCATAAGTTTTTTACTGAAAATTCGGTATGCCCCACTTGTACCCAGACGATTGAAGAATCATTTCGGTTAAATAGAATTACAGACGCTCAAAATAAAGCAAAGGAACTCCAAAAAGGTTATCAAGATCTAGAGGAGACTATAAAGTTCGAACAGGAGAGAGAGCGTCAATTCATTGCACTTTCCAAGGAGATTACAAAACTCAACCATGAGATTTCTCAAAACAATACTCG